GGTTAAAACAGTCACTAGCACATACCCGCAAGTGATTTGGGTTAACATGAGCTACCCCAACATTGAGATGTATGTGTACCCCAAGCCTACCAAGGTGCTTGAGTGGCATTTCATTTCTGTTGAAGAGTTAACAAAGCCTGCGTTGCTGTCCACCACCCTTGCTTTCCCACCGGGTTACCTCAGAGCGTTCAAGTACAATCTCGCTTGTGAAATTGCAGCCGAGTTTGGCGTAGAGCCTCCGCCGCAAGTGCAACGCATCGCAATGACATCTAAGCGCAATCTGAAGCGCATTAATAACCCTGATGATGTCATGTCTATTCCATACGCAATTGTCGGAACTCGTCAGCGGTTTAACATCTTTGCGGGCAACTATTAATGCAAACACCTATTTTAGGCCAAAGCTATGTCGCCCGCAGTGTTAACGCTGCTGACAGCCGCATGGTTAATTTGTTTCCAGAGGCTACACCTCAAGCAGGCAAGACAGCGGGGTTCTTGAACCGCGCTCCAGGTCTTCGTCTGCTTGAAACTCTTGGTACTGGGCCTATTCGAGGGTTATGGTCGCCTGACCCTAACGGGCTGTATGCCTACGTTATATCGGGCAATGCGTTCTACCGGATTGACACCAGCTATAACGTAGAGAATTACGGCTATGTGAGCGGCACGGGTCAAGTGTCGATGGCAGATAATGGGACGCAATTGTTTATTGCTTCCAACCCTGATGGCTACATCTTCAACATGACGACGTTGATTTTTGCGCCAATCACCGATCCTGATTTCCCCGGCGCTGTTACGGTCGGGTATCTGGACGGGTATTTTGTTTTCAACGAGCCTAACTCACAGCGCGTATGGACAACGGTTCTTCTTGATGGATCGTCTGTAGATCCGCTTGATTTTGCCAGTGCTGAAGGTTCGCCCGACGGCCTTGTCTCGCTTATCATCGACCATCGCGAGGCGTGGTTGTTTGGTACGAACTCGGTTGAAGTTTGGTACGACGCGGGCAATGCAGGCTTTCCGTTAACCCGTATTCAGGGCGCTTACAACGAAATCGGGTGTGTAGCTGCGTACTCTGTCGCCAAACTGGACAACGGCGTGTTCTGGCTCGGTGGCGATGCACGCGGTGAGGGTATCGTCTACCGCACAAACGGCTACACAGGCCAACGTGTCTCAACGCACGCTATTGAGTGGCAAATTCAACAGTACGGCGATATCTCGGATGCTATCGGCTACACATACCAACAGGATGGCCACGCCTTCTACGTTCTGATCTTTCCATCCGCCGGTGCAACGTGGGTGTATGATGTTGCAACCGACAACTGGCACGAACGGGCTGCGTGGGTAAACGGGGCGTATACCCGTCATCGTTCCAATTGCCAGATGGCGTTCAACCATCAAGTTATTGTCGGTGATTATAATGATGGACGCATTTATGCGTTTGATTTGGAAACGTACTCTGACGATGACCAACCGCAGCGTTGGCTTCGTTCATGGCGGGCTCTGCCACAAGACCAGAACACGCTCGTCCGTACAGCCCAGCACAGCCTTCAGCTTGATGCTGAAACAGGCGTTGGGCTTAACAACGGGCAGGGCAATGACCCACAAGCCATGCTTCGTTGGTCGGACGATGGCGGTCATACTTGGTCAAATGAGCATTGGGCGTCAATGGGTGCTATCGGTGCTTACGGCACTCGTACCTTCTGGCGTCGGCTTGGTATGACCAATAAACTGCGCGACCGAGTGTATGAGGTATCAGGAACAGATCCTGTGAAGATAGCTATCGTCGGCGCAAACCTATTGTTGAGCGGCTCAAGTGCCTAACGCAAACCGCGTCCCAACCACACAAGTCCCGCTAACAGACCCGACTACAGGATTAGTCTCCCGCGCTTGGTTTCGGTTTTTTGAAAACCTGAACACAATGATAAGCGATGTCTATACGCCAACATTGGTCAACACGACCAACATTGCGTCTAGCACGCCTGCGATTTGTCAGTATTTTCAAATCTACAACGTGCTTACGGTAAGCGGTCAAGTTACGATACAAGCTACGGCTACAGGCGCGTGTAATTTGAAAATGACACTGCCGGTTGCTAGTAAATTTACATTTTCCGGTCAAGCCGCAGGCACGTTTGCTACGACCACCGCAGGCGGTACAGCGCAGGGCGCTATCTTGGCTGATATTACGAATGATCAACTTGAATTTCGGTTTACGGCTACGAATACAGCGTCAACGGTCTATTCTTTCACGGCTACTTACCAACTTGTGCAATAGTAAAAATCAATGTAGGGTGCGGCTATGGCAGTCATTCTTTCCCCTTTAGCCGGTGCAGGCTGGCAGTTCTTCGACGACAACGGCGATCCGTTGACGGGCGGGCTGATATATACTTACGCCGCAGGGACAACTACACCGCTTACAACATTTACCGACAGCACTGGCGCTACACCTAACACCAACCCGATTGTGCTTGATTCGGCAGGGCGTGTGTCAGCCCAAGTTTTTTTGACTACGGGTAGCAGCTACAAGTTTGTGTTGCAGACCTCGGCAAGCGTTACAATTTGGACAAAAGACAATATTGACGGAATTCCTGAGTCTAGCATTACGTCTCTTCGCCTTAACGGCTCAACGTCTGGCTATGTAGATTTGCAGACCGTTCCTGTTGCGGGTGCAAATACAATTACATTCCCGGCGGCTACAGGCACGGTTCTGTTAGACCCGAATACGGCGTTTACTGGCACGTCTACATTTGAAACTATCTCGGCTACTAAAGACATCTCTGGCCGCACACTAAACGCATCTGGTTCGATTACGGTCGGCAGTTATTTGTACGGCAGCGGCACGGGGCAGTTTAAAATTCCTGAAGGCACGACGGCTCAGCGCGCAGGGTCGTTTACCGGCATTGGGTCGATCACAGCTACAACCCTATCGCTTTCATCCGTGTCAGCGGGAACGGCGTATGTCGGCGCAACAATCACAGGTACGGGCGTAACCGCCGGCACGCGCATCACAGCGTTTGTAACCGGCACAGGCGGCGCGGGAACGTACACGGTCAGCGCATCTCAGACGGTAGCGTCTACAACGATTACCGACCAAGCTGTTGCGGGCATGATGCGGTACAACTCAACGCTGTCTACCTTTGAAGGGTACAGCGCGGGCAACTGGGGGTCGATTGGCGGCGGTGCTACGGGCGGTGGCTCTGATGCCGTGTTTAACTTGAACGACAAGACCATTACGACCTCGTACACGATTGCGTCTACCAAGAACGCCAACTCCGTTGGCCCTTTAACCATTAACTCAGGCGCAGTAGTTACGATCTCGTCTGGCTCACGTTGGGTGGTTCTCTGATGTCTCAAATTGTACTCACCTCTGATCCTCTCAGCACAACAACCGCAGGCGCGTTGGAGTATGACGGCGTAGCGTTGTACGCTACACCTACGGCTGCACAACGCGGCGTCATAATGGCTGAACAGATTATTCTGTTGCAGGCGGCTTACACGTTGACCTCACAGACCGCCGCGCAGAAACTGTTCAACACGCCTACTGGTGGCCAAGTTACATTGACCGCCGGCACTTATGAATTTGAGTGTTTTTACTCACTCAGCGCCATGAGCGCAACTTCAGGTTCATTCGGGTTTGCTTTAGGCGGCACGGCTACCTTCACGCAGTTCTTTTGGAGCCTTGCACAAAAAGGCGCTGCGGCAGTTGCTACAGCTACGGCTACGCAATCCACATACAATGTTGCGGCCAACACAACTTTAGCAACCGCGTCGGTTAACACGGTCGGCTACGCCAATATCTCAGGCATCATCAACGTGTCTGTTACTGGCACAGTCATCCCGCAAGTATCACTTGGGATCGCGGCTGCGGCGGCGGTTGGTATCGGCTCATATTTTCGTATTCGTCCTATCGGTAACACTACAGTCACTTCAGTCGGAAATTGGAGCTAAACCATGTCTTCAATTGTTCTCACCGCAGACACTCTTCTTGGAACACCTACCATCGGCTCTGTTGAGTTTGATGGCAAGGCGTTTTACAACACAGCGCAAGGCACGCAGCGCGGGGTTATACCCGGCGCTCAGTTCTTTCGGTTGGAGTCTAACCTTGCAGGCGCAAACGTCGCTACAGTGCAAAGTGTCTTTGGGGTTAGCGTCACGTTGTCTACTTCAACGATATACGCTTTTGAAGCCATGTATTACTTTAACAAAACAGCGGGGACTACATCTCATACCCTTGGTATTGGGTATGGTGGGTCGGCGACAATTAACAGTATATTGTGGAACTCGGTTGGTATTGATGGCTCTGCTACATTACCAACTAGGTCTACCCCCGGACTTGCCGCAAATGCCGCCGTTACAAATCAAACAATTACCGGAGCAACAGCTTCGGCTGCCGCAACAACTTTTGCAAACATTAAAGGCATGGTCAGCATCAATGGCGGCGGCACGTTCACGCCTCAGTACACGCTCTCTGCCGCTCCCGGCGGTGCGTACAGCACTATGGCGAATAGCTACTTCCTGATCTACCCAATCGGCGCGTCCGGCGCTAACATTTCCGTAGGAGCTTGGGCATGACCGTAACGATTGATGGATCAGCAAGCGTCACGATTAACTCAGGCGCGGTGCTGGGAATTAACTCTAGTACCGCTGTAGCATCTACCTCTGGCACTAGCATCGACTTCACTAGCATACCATCATGGGTAAAACGCATAACGGTGATGTTGTCTGGCGTAAGTACAAACGGAACTTCTCTTATTCAAGTTCAAATTGGCGCGGGGAGCGTTGTTTCAAGCGGATACTTAGGAACTGGCGGCGAACTTCGCGCAGCCCCAGACGTTGCAAATTTTACCGCTGGTTTTGGGTTGTCGCCAACACCTGCCGCCGCAGATGTCATTCATGGCGTAGTGACTATCGTTAATATTACAGCGACAACATGGGTGTATTCTTTTGTAGGCGGCACTTCAAATGCACCTACTAACTTAGTTGGCGGCGGTTCTTCTGCATCATTAAGCGGTGCTTTAGACCGCGTTCGCGTTACAACAGTCCTTGGTGTAGACACCTTTGACGCGGGCACTATCAACATCTTGTACGAGTAAAAATCATGGACAGAATTGAAGTGAATGTACAGACGGGCGAGGTTAAGATTATTGTTGAGGAGCCTGTTCCAACGCCTGAACCAGAACTTGAGCCTGTGCCAGAATGAGAGAACAAGTTCAACAGATCGAAGATATGATGCAGGGGATGCCCCCTGCATTTTTGCCTATTAAGCACTACTTTGCCAATGGGATGTACGCCCGCGAGATGTTCATGCCCGCCGGTACGATCCTCACCGGCGCTGTTCATAAAACGACACATTTTTGCATCCTCTCCCAAGGCCACGTCCATGTTATCTCCGAGGATGGTATTATGGATCTCGTAGCGCCGGTCACCATTGTCTCGCAACCGGGTACAAAACGTGCCATCCACGCGCTTGAGGATACGGTCTGGACAAACATCCACGCGACAAACGAGACGGATCTTGATAAGCTGGTCGAAGAACTTACGGAATCAACAGTTGACCAATTGCAGGGCGGTGATAATAACAAGCAGGAGCTTGCCTACGCCGACCAACTGAAACTGGAGCATTAAGATGGCTTTTATTATCGGGGCAGTGATTGGCGCAGGCGCATCGCTCATCGGCGGTGCAATGGCATCGTCGTCGGCGAGCAAGGCCGCTAGCACGCAGGCTAGGTCAGCGGACAAAGCTACCGCGCTTCAGAAGCAGATGTACGAGGAAGGCGTTGTTCGCCAGAAACCGTTTTACGACGCCGGCATAACCGCACAAAATCGGTTGTTAGATATTCTTGGCTTGAGCGACCGCACGACTGCTGAAGGATACGGGTCGGGCGTAAGACCATTCGGCATGGATGATTTTCGCGCCGATCCTGGTTACAACTTTCGCATGAAAGAAGGTCTTAAAGGTCTTGACGCTACCGCAGCGGCTAGGGGCGGTTTGATTTCGGGTAACGCTCTTCGCGGCGCGCAAGAGTTTGGGCAGGATCTTGCATCGCAAGAATATACAAACGCCTATAATCGTTACCGCACTAACCGCGCTGATGTGCTAACGCCGCTTCAATCAATTTTAGGGCAAGGCCAGACAACAGCGTCCGAGCTTGGTTCGGCAGGGCAAAACTACGCTAAAAACGCCGGTAGCACCATGATGGCCGCCGGTAACGCCCGCGCTTCTGGCTACACTAACTCGGCAGATTCTTGGAACAGAGCGTTGGGCGGCGCGTCAGGCACGATCAACTCCAATATGTTGTACAACCAGATGTTTGGTAATGGCGGCTATAACCCATACAGCAACTATGGCAGTTTGGCAGGCGGCGGTTCGGTTGCTATGCCGACTGCTAGACCAGGAGACTTCTAATGGCTGAAATTTATGTTCCCGGCCCTTTTGATTTTGTAGGCACTGCCAACTCATTGTCGCAAATGCAAAGCGCTCAACAAGCGCGGCAGTCTAACGCTTTGCAGATGCAGTACACGATGGAAGATCGTGCGAGAGAAGCCGAAAACCGCAAGATAGCGGCGGGCAATGCTTTGGCTGAACGCCTGCGTAAACAACAATTTATAAGTACAATACAGAGCGGGTATATGCCTGCTAAAACTGCTGTCATGGGGCCAGGCACTGTTCAAGGTAACACGCCGGCAAGTTTTGACCCAGAAAAAGTTAAGAATGAACTTCTTAGACGCGGTGATATTCCTGGTTTGGTTACATTTTCCAACGCGCAAGAGCAGATTGCCAAACAACAGGAACAGGAAGCTAAAGTTACCGGCCAAGGTTTGATCAATGAAGAAACACGGGCAAAAACTGAGGGGCAACTTTTAACTAATACGGGTACAGACTATGATAATACTAAAAAGTATATTGATTTAACCCGTTCGCAAATTGACGCCGCGCCAGATATTGAGTCGCTTAAAGCAATAGTAGCGGCAACATTTACGCCCGGTCATCCTATGGCAAAATTTAATGAGCTAAACGGTTTGACGCTTGAACAATCAATGGCGGCTATTGATGGCCTAACTGCGAAAGGCTATCTTTTTCCTCAAATACGCGAACAAATGTCGCAAGGCGCGACTAAGGCAGCGGAAAACATTGCGGCCCGTGGGTTGGTAGCGGCTCAAACGGGAACCGCAACCGCTAATACAGTTAAAATTGAAGCCGAAACTGAAGCGGCGAAAGACGCATTTACAGTTGAAAACGTCCAAACCTCTACAGGCCCAATAAAAGTAAAAGTTTATAAGGACGGCAGAGTTGAACGGCTTAAGTTAGGCGACGAAACGCTTGCGCCTGAAGTAACCCCAATTGCCCCGACTCAATTAGAGCAACTTCAAAATCTTGAAGCTAAATTATACGCGGCTAACCCTAATGATCCTAGATTAGCTGATGTAAAACGCGCAATTGAAAAAGAGACTACAAAAGCGGCTGGAGTTACCGTTAACACGGGCGACACCGCAGGACAAACACTTGAGAAAAAAGGTAGCGAGTTAATAGTAGCTAATTATGCCTCGCTATCTGATGTTCCGCAACAGTTGGAAAATTTTAGAAAAGTAAAAGAACTTATCCCTCAAGCCGTAAAATTTATGGGTAAAGGCGGTACAACATACGCGGATGCTGTCAGTTTCCTTAACAACCGTCTTGGCACTAACATTAATGTTAACGATGCAAACGGTAATTTAGCTTCCGCTCGCGAAATAGAAGCGCGTTTGTTCCAAGGCATTTTGGAAAACTTAAAGAAAATGGACTCGCAACCAACGCAGAGTCAACAACAGGCGCTTAAAGATGCAATTGGTCAATTACAGACAGAACCAGACGCACTTGCAAGGTTGGTTGATGCTTTTTCCGAGCCTTTTATAGCAAAAGTTAAAATGCATAACGATTTTGTTGATAAGGCAATAAAACGCGGTGATGTTAGGGCTGAAGACTACAGAATTAAACTGCCTGAAATGAACGCCGCTGCCCCAACTGTAAGTAATTGGAAATAGGTGACAAATGCCTAGAAACATTACCGTAACTTTTGCTGACGGGTCTACGCATATATATCAAAATACGCCGGACGAGATTACGCCTGAAGAAGTTACGCAACGCGCCACAAAAGAGTTTAGCAAACAAGTTACTAACTTGGATGGCGGCGCGGCTGCGCGAGGCACGGCGCTTGGCGAAACCGCGCCCGCAGGCGATATGGAACGACCGCCTGTGCTTGCTGCGCCGGTAGTGCCTAACCTTGCCGTGCCGCGTAAAGATGGGACTGGCTATAGTATTTTTGCGGACGAACCTGTTCGGCAAAATCTTGATCTTATAGAAACCGGCGGCGCGATTACCGCAGGCGCGGCTACAGGTTTTGCATTACCTGACATACTTAAAGGCACGGGGAAAGTACTTCAAAAAGTTCCTTACGCTCCAGTTAAAGCGGCGGGCACTGCAATGGCGTTGGGCGCACCGTTTATATCCCGCGGTTCAGCTATGATAAGCGGGCTTGTTGGCGCTGGTACAGGTAATGTTGTAAAACAAAAACTTGAAATTGAAGGCGTTAAACCTTCGTATGCGCTTGCCGCAGACCTTGTAACAAACATAGGTGCCCCCGCCACGTTTGGTAAAATACTAAAAATAGCTACGGCTATAACTTCGGCGTTGCCTATAGACATTGATAAAGGGGCTAAATCTGTAGCTAAAGAACTTGGTATGAACTTTGATAATTTGTCCCAAGGCGAACAGACAATCGTCCGCGACACAGTTAAGGCAATGAAGCAGGGTGGAGAGACTGCGGCAAGAGAGTTGTTTGAAGAGATTAAAAAAGGCGGTCAACGTATTGCGTCAGAAGCAGATGTGGCGGCGCAGGCGCGTGAAGCTGCTGCTTACACGCAAAACCGCGATGATTTTATTAGGTCTTCAGGTGTGCTAACCGCCGCTGATGATACGCTGGCTAGAGCAAAAAGCACGGTCAACCGCGTAGGCGACCCTAATGTAGAACTGACCGACATTGGCGGGACGCAACGCGCTGCGGTTTTGAAAAGATTTGAAAAAGAAACTTTAGATCGCGACGAAACTTATAAGTCTATGGTTGCTGTCCGCGACGATGTTGTAAAAGCAAAAGAAGCAAACAAAGAATTTATAACGGATCTTCCGCTTTACACACGACTTAACAACAAAATAAAATCGGTGTTGTTGGAAAAGAAAATTCCCGCCTCGCAAGGCGTAGCGCCTGAAACAGAACAACTTACGCTTTCTGCATTTCGTCAGATGCGCGACGCGCTTTCGCCGGTAATGAAGCCGGTGTCGGCTAACTCAGCGCAACAATTAGCGCGCAGGGGCGCAAACATTCAAAACATTGACGGGCAAAACTACCAAGTGTTGCAGCCGTCTTTTAACGCGATTGACACCGTTCGACGCAAACTTGGTGATGCGGCGTTTGGTCAGGGCGAAGAAGGGTTTAAAGCACTTGGGCAGAACCGCGCTAAAGAATGGTACGGGTATTTAAGCAAGCTCCAGAGCAATTACGCAGGCGCAGCGCATACCGATCTTCAAAAAGGGTACGAGTTAGCGTCGGGTCTTTTAGCAGATTTTAAAGGCGGCGCAGGCGCGGCGGTGCTTAAGACTGAGAAACTGGCTCCTGAGATGTTTGTTGGCGATGCTAAAGACATCCCGGCTAAATTTTTTGGTAGCCGCACTGGCGTGGAACAATTGCAGGCGCTTACGCAAGACCCTGATCTGGTGCTTACCACGGCGTCTAACTATCTTGCTAAACAGTTGAGCGGCAAAACAGGTATTGAAGCCCGCGCTTGGTTAGAGAAGAACTCGGATTTCCTGTCTGCGCCGCAACTTAAGCCTGTGCTTCAAAAAGCAGTTGATTACGTTGACGAACTTGAAAGAGCAGGCAGTACCTCCAAAGGGCTTACCGGCACTGCTAAGGGTATGGAAAAGCAGGCAGATGTAACGCTTGCAAATAAGTTGGCAGAAGCTGAAAACATACGGCTTGGCGGCAAAAATAAGTTAGCGGATATTGTAGGCGACGCCGCGCCTGAAATGCGCATTGCACAGCTTTTGAGCAGCAACAAGATGAGCGATTGGGTAAACGTAGCCGACGCGCTTCAAGGTTCAGCGCAAGGTCGTGATTTGCTTGCCAAAGCAGTCTCACAACATATCGCCAACATTGCTGAACGGTCGCCTAAATCGTTTTCTGGGGAAGACGCGCTTAAGCAAATAACTGAGCCTATGTTGGAAAGCGGGCTTGTTAATCGTGCGTTTATCAATGGTCTTGAAAAACAACTCCGCGCAATGCGTGAACCGGCCGAGTTTAAGTTAAATTGGTTCAAAGAAGCACTAGCGCGGGGCATAGCTACGTTTGGCGCTGCACAAGCCGGGACAGGTATTGGCATGGTTCCTAATATGCTTGCCCCACCATCCACCAACCAGAACGCATTGGCGGCGCAATAATGGACACGCAGACCCTTATCAATCTTGGCGGCGCTATCATCCTCGCAGGCATGGGATGGTTGGCGCGTGAGCTTTGGGGTGCGGTGAAAGATCTGCGAAAAGACCTGCACATCATTGAGGTTGCGCTACCGTCAAATTACATTCGCAAAGATGAGTTTCAAGAGGGAGTGAAAGAGCTTAAAGACATCTGTCGTCAAATATTTGAGCGGCTTGAAAACAAAGCGGATAAGTAAATGGATCCTTTTACGCTGCTGGCGAGCGCGACGGCCATCTACAATGGAATCAAATCAGCGACCGACGCCGGCCACGAGGCCATCGACGTTGTAGAGCGCGTGGGAAGTTTGTTTGCGAGGATCGCGCAGATCACGCAACTAACCTCTGGGCAAAAAAAGAAGCTATTCCAAAGCCAAGCAGAATACGAGGCTGAAGCAATCAAGCTATACGCTTTGCGGGCTAAGGCGCAACAGCTTCAGTTGGACACCAAGAACCTGTTTGTAGGGGCGTACGGTCAACAAGCGTGGATTGCAATTCAGAAGGAAGTCACCGAAATGCGTAAAGAGGCCGTGCGTCAAGCGGCCGCCGCGCAGAAGGAAGCCGAGGAACGCCAAGCTGAACTGATCTTGGGAGCATGGATGTTCTTGGGCGTTATCGTTATGGCTCTTGGTCTTGCACTCTTCGTCTATCTGACGGCGCACAAATGAGATACCTGATGGCAATTGCATTTTTGGTTCTGTCAGGGTGCGAAGACCGCTACCGCTACCCGTGCCAAGACCCCAAGAACTGGGACGCGCCGGAGTGCAACCCGCCCATTTGCACCGCCTCTGGAACCTGTTCCGCAGACACTCTGAAACAGAACCCTTGCGGAGCCGTAGCGCGATGAGGATCAAGGAAGACGAACTTCACGCCCTTCTCCAGTTCATCATTGGCATCAGCTTATGCCTGACGCTGACGGGGACGGTGTTCGCCGTGCTGTACAGCCTGATATTCGTTGTGCAGCCTATTGACGGGCAAGCGCCAAACGACCAAGAATTTTTTAAGCTGATTGCGCCGATTGCGACGTTTCTGACCGGCACGCTGTCGGGGATCATG